GTATTAAAATATTCTTTACTACTGACGCTGCTAACGACGCATAAGGAATTTAGATATGAGAGATTTAAAAAATAAACTTACTTCAGGTAAGAACACAAAAAATATACAAGCCAGAAAAGGTAAATCTTTTGGTTTTCAAGTCTTAGGATTTGGTGCTGGTGGTAATCCTAAATTTATTGTAGCTACAGGTGGAACAATTACAACAAGTGGTAATTTTAAAATTCATACATTTACAGGACCGGGTGCACTTTGTGTATCTGCAGTAGGTAATCCTCTTGGGTCCGTAACAGTTGATTATTTAGTAGTCGGTGGTGGCGGTGGTGGGGCTAGATGTAATGCTGGTATTCCCGGTGGCGGTGGTGGTGCTGGTGGATATAGAGAATCAAGTGGTGTGGCATCAGGTGGATATACTATAAGTCCTAGAGGCTCAGGTGTAAGTGCTTTACCAGTTTCAGTTAAATCCTTTCCAATTACCGTAGGTGGTGGCGGTGGAACTGCACAATGTGGTTTTGATTCAAGGATATGTTCCAGCCTCATAATTGGATCAGGTGGTGGTAAAGGTGGAGCAGGAAAAAATACTCCTGGAACAGGTACTGCTGGAACTGCAGGTGGTTCAGGAGGCGGAGGTGGTAGTACTCCACAATTACCAGATAATGGAGCAGGTGGAGCAGGAGACACACCTAATAAAACTCCTGATCAAGGATTCGCAGGTGGAGGTGCATTTTCATTCCAAGGTCACTCTTTTGGAAGTGGTGCTGGTGGTGGAGGCACAGCAGTAGGTGGTGGCGGTGGGCCTGCAACAGGTGGGACTGGTGGTGCTGGTGGAACATCAAGTATTAATGGCACACCAACAGCAAGAGGTGGTGGTGGTGGCGGTGGTGCAAGACAACCTTTAGGCGGCACTGGTACAAAGGGACCAGGTGGTGCTGGTGGCGGAGGTAACGGAGGAGCATCAAATTTATGCGCTCAAAATGGAGCAGCCAATTTTGGTGGTGGAGGTGGTGGAACATCTTCAGGTTCTGGTACTGGTACTGCAGGTGGATCTGGTATAGTAATAATAAGGTACAGGTTTCAATAAAAAATAATTATGGCACATTTTGCAAAAATAAATGAAAACAATGAAGTAACTACAGTGCTAACTTTAGATGATAAAGATATGCTACATGCTAGTGGTGCTCCAAATGAATCGATAGGTCAACAATATTTAGAGAGATACCATGACTGGCCGGCACAAATGTGGATTCAAACTTCATATAATACAATAGCCAACACTCATAAAAACGGTGGAACTCCATTAAGAGGAAACTATGCAGGTAAAGGTTATACTTGGGATGTAGATAATCAAATTTTTTGGCCTCAACAACCATACCCCTCTTGGGTAAAACATATTCCATCAGCTTCTTGGAAATCACCTATTGGGGATATTCCAGAATTAACAGCTGAACAAATTGCACAAAATATTGCAGTGGATGAAAATACTCCACCTACTAATTTTTGGGTTTACAGTTGGAATGAATCAACTACTACTTGGGACTTGACAGACTTACTAGCATAATTTAAAAATAGTGGTGGTATGCAAAAGAAAGTTTTAAAGGACAATTTAAATTTTATACAGATTATAATATATGAATATATCTAATTACTACTGGTATTTTACATCTGCAATACCTCCTAAAGTATGTGATGACATTATAAAACATGGATTAACAAAATCGGAAACTATGGCAAGAACAGGTGGCTATGGTGATAAAAAATTAACTACAGATCAAGTTAAAGATATGAAAAGTAGAAGAAACTCTGATCTAGTTTGGTTAGACGATGCTTGGATTTATAAAGAACTACATCCATATATACACCGAGCTAATAAAGCTGCAGGTTGGAATTATCAGTGGGATAGAAGTGAGGCTTGTCAATTTACAAAATATAAACTTAATCAATACTATGATTGGCATTGTGATTCTTGGGATATAACTTATAAAAAAGAAGGACCAGACTATGGTAAAATTAGAAAACTATCTATGACTTGTCAGTTAACCGATGGGTCAGAATATAAAGGTGGAGAACTAGAATTTGATTTTAGAAACTATGATCCCCATATGAGAGAAGAAGCTAAACATTTAATACAAGCAAAAGAAATACTTCCTAAAGGATCTATTATTGTGTTTCCATCATATGTATGGCATAGAGTTAAACCGGTAACGAAAGGAACAAGATATTCATTGGTAATGTGGAACCTTGGATATCCATTTAAATAATATGGATACAAATAATTATTTTAACACAACGATCTGGTCAGAACAAAAACCAGAATTTTTAAAATCTTTAACTAAAGCTACTAACAAGTATATTAAAGCTTCTAAAAATTTTCCAGAAACTAAAAAACATATTAAAAAATTTGGAGATTTTGGAATGAGTTATCATTCAACTCCATTAACAATGGACAATGATTTTAGAGATTTTAGAGAATACATTGGTCAAAAATCTTGGGAATATTTAGATCACGAAGGTTTTGATATGAAACAATATCAAACGATGTTTAGTGAGTTTTGGGTACAAGAGTTTTCTAAAAAAGGTGGTGGCCATCATTCAGCACACGTACATTGGAATCAACATGTATCAGGTTTTTACTTTTTAAAATGTAGTGATAAAACATCTATGCCAATATTTCATGAACCACGAACAGGAGCTAGATCTACAAAATTAAAGATGAAGGTTAATGTAAAAGAAATTTTAAATGGCAATGAACTAATTCATTTTAAACCTACACCTGGAACGTTAATTATATTTCCAGGTTATTTAGAACATGAATTTTCATTAGACTTTGGACTTGATCCATTTAGATTTATACATTGGAATATTCAAGCTGTGCCAAAAGAAATGGCTAAAGATGTTTAAGCAGAAAAAATATACAGTAATCAAACAAGCTATATCAAAAGACTTAGCAGTTTTTGTTGCAAACTATTTTAGTATGCAAAAACAAGTTTATGATACTTGTAGGACTGCTAGATATTTTTCACCTTATGAAAATATCATAGGTCACTATGAAGATACTAATGAACAAATTCCAAATACATATTCACAGTATTCTAATATGGCTATGGAAACATTAATGTTAAAATGCCAACCTAAAATGGAAAAGGCAACAGGATTAAAATTATATCCAGCTTATACGTATGCTAGAATATATAAAAAAGGGGATGAACTTAAAAGACATAAAGATAGATTTAGTTGTGAAATATCTACTACTATGAATTTAGGTGGAGATGATTGGCCAATCTATTTAGAACCTTCTGGAGAAGTAGGTAAAAAAGGAATTAAAGTAGATTTAAAACCAGGAGATATGTTAGTCTATTCTGGTTGTGAACTAGAGCATTGGAGAAATAAATTCAAAGGTAAGGAATGTATTCAAGCATTTCTGCATTATAATAATAGAAAAACTACAGGGTCTAAAGATAATATGTTTGACAAGCGTGCACATTTAGGTCTTCCATCTTGGTTTAAACGATGATATATCCTTATAATGGAGGCAGTACTCCACCATACCTACTGCCTCTTTTATAGGGATTATATATGTTACAAAAATTAGGATTTTTACCAGGATTCAATAAACAAGTTACATCTACCGGAGCCGAGTCTCAATGGACTGGTGGGGAAAACGTACGTTTTAGATATGGTACACCTGAGAAGATAGGTGGTTGGAGTCAATTAGGTGAGTCAAAACTTACTGGTGCTGCTCGAGGTTTACATCACATGGTTAATAAAGCAGGTATTAAATATGCTGTTATTGGAACCAATAGAATTTTATACGCATACTCAGGAGAAGTATTTTACGACATACATCCTTTAGTTAATCCTTTAGGCACAGCTATTACTAGTGCATTTAGCACGACTAATGGTCAACCAATTGTTACAATTACATTTGGAGGTAATCATAGTTTTCAAACTGGAGACATTATTTTATTTGGTGAAGCGTCTACATTTAGTGCTATTACTAATTCTAATTTTGGAGCAGTAGATTTTGCAGATAAAAAATTTATGGTAACAAGTGTACCAAATGCAACAAGTATAACTATTACAATGCCTTCTAATGAAACAGGATCAGGTGCCACAACTTCAGGTGGGATTACTTTTTTTCAATACTTTAGTGTAGGGCCCGCAGAACAAGTTGGAGTTTTTGGTTATGGTATATCACAATACGGTGGAACAGTAACTGCACCTCAAACAACTACACTTAACGGAGCATTGTCTGCTAACTCAGCAGGAACAGGTGGAACTGGAACTAGTATTGTTTTAACATCTGTATTAAATTTTCCAACAACGGGAACTAATTTTATACAAGTAGGTACCGAAGAGATTTCTTATACGGGAGTTACCACAGCAACAAATACTTTAACAGGCATAACTAGAAATGTTAGAGGAACAACTAATGCTCTTCACAACACAGGAGCTACTGTTACAGACCATAGTGGTTTTTCTGGTTGGGGTCAATCATCAGCTGACACGGATACTGTAGCTGAACCTGGTCTATGGTCTTTGGATAATTTAGGTAGTACTCTTATTGCTTTAATATTTAATGGTGAGTGTTTTGAATGGAATTCTGATTTAAATAACGCGACAACAACAAGAGCTACTATTATTGCAGGAGCACCGACAGCGTCACGTGATATGTTAGTATCGACTCCGGATAGACACTTAGTATTTTTTGGCACTGAAACAACTATTGGAGATAAAACAACACAAGATGATATGTTTATAAGATTTTCTTCTCAAGAAAATATAAATGACTACACACCTACAGCAATCAATAGTGCCGGTACACAAAGACTGGCCGCCGGATCACGGATCATTGGTGCAAAGCTTGGTAGAAATGCAATTTATGTTTGGAGTGACACTTCTTTATTTACTATGAGATTTGTTGGAACTCCTTTTACATTTGCTTACGAACAAGTTGGAACTAACTGTGGATTAATTGGTAAAAATGCAGCGGTAGAAGTAGATGGTGCTGCTTATTGGATGTCAGACAATGGATTTTTTAGGTACACCGGTAAACTAGAATCAATGGATTGCTTAGTTGAAGATTTTGTTTACGATGATCTTAACACTACATCTAATCAATTTATTTATTGTGGTATTAATAACTTGTTTGGTGAAATTACTTGGTTTTATCCAACGGCTGATTCTAATGTTAACACTAGATCGGTTACTTATAGTTATTTAGATTCCACATCAAAAAGACCTATATGGTTTACTAACGCTAGTGCTTTATTTACCAGAACAACATGGCAAGATTCTGCGGTATTTGGTTTACCCCATGCAACACAATATGATGCGGGTACTGATACTTCTTTCGATGTAGTAGGTAACACGGATGGAATTTCATATTACTACGAACATGAAACCGGACTTAATCAAATAAGATTAGGAGCAACAACTGCTATTCCAGCTAACATCACATCTGGTGATTATGATATTACACAAAAAGTTGTAAGAGGTGCTGCTACCAATATGGCTGATCTTAGAGGAGATGGTGAAAACATTATGAGGGTTAGTAGAATTATTCCAGATTTTATTAATCAAAATGGAAACACAATTATACAATTAGATTTAAGAAATTATCCTAGTGATGCCGCAGCCAGCTCATCGTTAGGTCCTTTTACTATAACATCAAACACTACAAAAGTAGACACAAGAGCTCGAGCTAGATCAATAGCACTTACAATATCAAACACTGCAGTAGATACTAGTTGGAAGTTAGGAACTTTTAGGTTAGATATACAAGCTGGAGGAAGAAGATAATGATTGATAAAAAAATGATGCAAGGCCCACGGACCATGGCTGCCTTTGGTGGTATTATGGGAAAAGATGGTAGAAAAAGATTTTTTCTTGGTGGCGGAGGAAATGATAGCTATGATATAGGTGGTGGAGGTGATCCAGGAAACACTACCGACCCGGGCGGACAAGATGATCCAGCACCAAATCAAAACAATGATAATCCTTTTTCTACAGGTTATCAAGGTGTCATTGAACAAAAAAAACCTATACCGTTACTTAAACCTGAAATACCCGACGCGGGCGGAGAAGATGGTAATCCTTTTTCTACAGGTTATGGTGGTGCCTATAAGTTCACTGATAAAGCAAAAAAAGACAAAATAAATTTTTTAAACACACCTTATGAACCAGTAAACCTTCCTTCTTATATACCTTATTCACCATTAATTAATACAGCAGGGAATTTTCTTGCTAATTTAGGTCATAAAAAAAACAAACAATTTTTTGCAGACAACGTAGTCGGTAAATACGGTTATGGTTATGATGATTATAAAAAATACATGAGCGATAGAACGAGTGGATTAACTAATGCGTATGGAAGAGAACTTAATGAAGGAGAAATAGGTTATAATTATGATATGAACCCTTTAGTTAACCCTGGTGGTGGTAACGATAATGGTATTATGAGTGTCTACAATCCTACTGACGACACTACTAACAATCCTACTGACGACACTACAACAGAAGATCAACTACTTTTAAGATTTATGGGTGCAGATAGGACATTAAATCCAGCTGCTGCAGGAGTAGCAAACACGGACGAACTGCGTGCAATGATATTAGAACGAGCTAGAAATTTATATACATAATGGCTAAGATAGTACAATCATTAACCAGAGCTAGTGAAGAGTATGATCAAGATATATCACAATCTTTAATTAGAGATTTAGATGCTGTTCTTGAAAAACTTAACACAACGTTTCAAGAAGATTTAAAACAGGAGATAGAGGCTAGAAGTCTCTTTTTAGATTAATGGCAGTAGTAAACCAATATAAATTTGCAGGTATAGATAATGATACAACAGGTAATGCACTTACACCATTAGGAGTTGGTAACCC